ACTCTATGCCCAGTTAGTCTTACCCAAGGCAACTTTGATGGCCTCGTCTCTTTTGCTTTTAATGTTGGTCTGGGAACACTACAGCGCTCAACCCTCCGTCAGAAGGTTCTTCGCGGGGATATTCAAGGCGCGGCGGACGAATTCTTAAAGTACAACAAAGCTGGTGGCAAAGTCTTAAAAGGATTGGTAACTAGGCGCAATGATGAACGCGCTCTTTTCCTTTCATAGGCTTGCCGCCATCAGCGAGTAATGGGACAATAGGGCAACTATAAAGGACGCACATGGCGACAATTGCTACAGCCACGATTACTCCGTCATGGGTGATGACGTATGACAGCTTGACATCGACTGTGCTTCAGTATTTGGAGCGTCAGGACGCCGCAGTAGTTGCCGCTATTCCCACATTCATTACCCTTTGCGAATTTGAAATCGCTCAGGAAATTAAAACTTTGGGCCAGCTTCAAGTGGCTACGGCCAACATGAGTCCAAACAATCCAACTTTGGCTAAGCCTGCGCGCTGGAGAAAAACCGTATCTATGACGGTCAATACAGGCACAACAACTCAGCCAGTTTTGTTGCGTAAGTTTGAGTACTTGATGAATTACTGGCCAAACTCGTCATTGACTGGTACACCCTTGTATTACTCAGACACTGACTATCAGCACTGGTACTTGGCTCCTACGCCAGATCAGGCGTACAGCTTTGAGGTTCTGTACTACGAGCGTATTCCGCCCCTCAGTTCAACCAACCAGACCAATTGGCTTACCCAGTACGCTCCAAATGCGATGCTGTACGGAACACTGTTGCAGGCGATGCCGTTCTTAAAGAACGATGCGCGTGCGATATTTCAGCAAAAATACACCGAAGCCATTACCGCACTGAAGACGGAAGACGTCGCACGTGTTGGTGATCGTCAAGCCATAGCCGTGGACTCCTAATCATGACAACATACGTAGACCCATACACAGGCGTAACCATTAACCCTTCGCAAGTAGGGTATGAAGCGCTAACCATCAGTACAGACACCACCCTACAGTGGCCAATCAATGGCAACACTGGAAGCGTTGTTGCCAATCAGATTGACGTCACGGCTACTGTTGGTAGTCTCAAGCTGTTCTTGCCTCCAGCGACCCAAGTATCAACTGGCGCTAGCATCATCATCCGTAACAGCGGGTCCAACTCGTTTACAGTAACTAATACAAGCGGTGGCACGATTGTCACGATTGCTTCTGGCGTCGTTCAGTACATCTATTTGACTGACAACAGCACCCAGAACGGTACTTGGGCTACCCTGACCTTTGGCGCAGGCACATCCGCGGCAAATGCCTCAGCTCTTGCTGGATACGGTTTAACAGCTATTAGCTCTACGTTAAACCAAGCCTATCCAATTACTAACGTCTACTCTAACTACACGTTTGTAGCGGCTGATAGATCAGGGTTCTTTGTGTGGCAAAGCGGTGCAGGCAATTTCACTCTACCGTCTGCGGCAACTGTTGGAAACAATTGGTTTGTAATGATCCGCAATAACGGTACAGGTATCCTGACTGTTTATCCATCTGGATCAGACACTATCGACAACAACTCACAAGCTCAGCTTCAGTTGTCTGAGTCGTTTGTCATCGTTTCTAACGGGTCTAACGGATACAACACATATGGTTATGGCCAATCAGCCACCTTTGTGTTTACCCAATTAAATAAAGCAGTGACTGGTGGAACAGTTACTTTGAGCGTCGTTGAGGCGTCTAGTCTTATACAAGAGTACACAGGTGTTTTGACATCAAACTGTACAGTTGTATTGCCGTCAACAGTTCAGCTTTACTCAATACAAAACAAGACAACTGGTTCATACACGCTGACGTTTAAAACGACATCTGTAGGGGCTACAACGTTGACCGTTGCTCAAGGGCAGGCGGTTATTGCGGTGTGCGATGGAACAAACGTTTACAACTCCAATACTTCTAACTTGTCTGGCAATACGCTGACGTTATCTGCTGGTAGTGCTGGATCGCCATCATTGAACTTTGTGGGCAACCTTACAACGGGTATGTATCTGCCAACGTCTAATCAAATTGGATTGACGGTAAACGGAAGTAACGCAGTGACGATTTCAGCGACTGGAATGTTAGTGCCAGTTGGTATTTCAGGTGGGACGTTCTGATGACAGCAAAGGTTGTTGCCCTCCAAATCAAGCCGGGCATCCAGCGCGATGGCACCATCTTCAACGCCCCTACCTACGTAGATGGCCAGTGGGTTCGTTTCCAAAACGGTTTGCCCCGAAAGATAGGCGGCTACAACGGAATCTTCTTAAACGCTTCTGGCATTTCTCGTGGCATGACCATGAGTTCTATCAACGGATTGAACTATGTCATCTCTGGATATCAATACGGTTTAGAGCAATGGGTAACTGACAATGACGATGGTGTTGGATCAGGTCCGACGCCATTCACAATCGCAGGTGGCATAACTGGCATCACTGTTACCACTGGCGGAACTCTTTATACAAACGGTACTTACACAGGTGTAGCTTTAACTGGTGGTAGTGGAACAGGTGCTTTAGCGACTATTGTTGTTGCTGGTGGTACGGTTACTAGCGTAACTATTACAACCGCAGGATCAGGATATTTAATTAACAACGTAGTGAGCGCATCTTCTGCATCTATAGGTGGAACTGGATCAGGATTCACGGCTACTGTTAACTCCAATACGTACTTTTCAGCAAACGCAAATAACTTGTGGCAGTTTGATATTGGATATGACTCGACTGGTGGTGGGGTAAATAACGTGATTGCGCATGCAGGGCAAAACCTGTACGACATCTCAGCTACCGCGAATACAAGACCATTGATTGGACAATTTCCCAATACGACTATGACTCCCGTAGGCGTCTTTTTGGGTACTGGCACTATTACAAGTAGTTCTGCAAGCGTGACATTCCCGTCTACCAACGTAGCGATGGGTGCAGGCGTAAGCGTGAGTGGGACTGGTATTCCTGCTGGTACCACTGTAAAGTCAGCCTCTGTAGTTTCTAGTGTGTGGACGGTTGTTTTGAGTAACGCCGCCACTGCATCATCTCCAAGTGCGGCATTAGCATCAGTCGCAGTGACTGGCACGGCTGGACAGTTTTCTTGTACAGCTACTACCAATATTGCTGTCGGTCAATCTGTTGTTGTTGCAGGAACTTTGACTGGTACTGCCACAGGAATATCCGCTGGAACATATTACGTTATTGCAACTAATACAACTAGCACGTTTACTTTGTCTGCGACTTTAGGTGGCACCGCTATTACAACTACCGCAGGCTCAACAACTGGTTTGACTTTTAACGCATACGCTACTTTGACTTTTGATGCCAATATTTCTGTGTCTGGTGGAGTAGTGATGCTTCACCCATATTTGTTTGTCTACGGCAACTATGGATTAATCCAGAACTCGTCCGCAGGCAACTTTAACGACTGGGTATCTGCTGACGCTAACTCTAACAACGTATCAACTGGTAAGGTCATCAAAGGTCTTCCTTTGCGTGGCGGTACAACGTCGCCTGCTGGATTGTTCTGGACAACAGATTCCGTGGTACGGGTCACATATGCTCCATCTACAGTAAATGGCATTAACTTTTATTGGAAGTATGACTTAATCACAAGCCAAAGCTCAATCATGTCTAGCCAATGTGTTATTGAATATGACGGCATCTTTTACTGGGCTGGAACTGACCGCTTCTTGATGTACAACGGTGTTGTGCAAGAAGTGGCTAATACACAAAACATGAATTGGTTTTTTGATAATTTGAACTACGTACAACGCCAAAAAGTATGGTGTACAAAGGTTCCACGCTGGGGTGAGATATGGTGGTTCTATCCACGCGGGGATGCAACGGAGTGCAATGACGCAATCATTTACAACGTGCGCGAAAAGACATGGTATGACGCTGGGCAGTCCCCCGGGGCCTATCGCTCGGCAGGCGTTTTCTCCGAAGTGTTTCCATTTCCTATTTGGGCTGGCAACGAACAAAACACCATTGGCACCTATACCTTGTGGCAACACGAGAAGGGTACAAACGCTATTTACCTAAACTTTGCAGATGCAATTGACTCGTACTTTGAGACGCCTGCACTGGGTACGTATGCGGGGTTGGTGGGCTCGACAGCACAGCCGGGCGACAACCAGTGGACTCGTTGTGAGCGCGTCGAACCTGACTTCGTTCAATCTGAAGAGATGTACCTCATCGTCACAGGTAAGGGCTACGCTGATGATGTAGATCAGCCTTCAGATCCGTACTACTTTAATCCTGATACCTTGAAGGTAGACATGCGTGAGCAACGCCGTGAGATGCGTTTGCGTTTTGGATCCAACATCTACAACGGAAACTATTTCATGGGTAAAACGCTTTTGAGCCTCGATACAGGCGATGTTCGTGGAACAGGTAACCCATAATGTTGACCTACGACCCACGCGGCATGGAATGGCCACAATACTGCAAGTTGATGGCGGAATTGTTTTCGTCAAACGACATCGGTACGGTGGAAGAAGACCGCTGGAGAGAGTGGGTAGACGGTATCAACGGTATTGGCTATTTTGCTCAATCAGCAATACCTGATCAAAGACTGTATGAGTCTTGGCAGGATTGGGCTGAACAGATGGTCGGAATAATGAATTTGGAAACACCATGACACCATCAGAAATTATTGCGGAAGATGCAAAACAACATGGCATAGAACCAGCAAGAGTTCTAAGCTATGTGTCGTCTGTACTTGAAGGCAAAAAAGGCACGATTGTCACTGCTGGTAATAGCGTATTGTTAATTGTCAACATCGGCAACAACAACGCTGAATTGCATCTGTACACCGTAGACTCGCCTGCGGAGTTGATGCGTATCGTTCCAATGTTTATCGATAGCATTCGCCAGACGCCTATCAAGGCTGTATATGGCAAGGCTGATAACGATGGCATCATTAAATTGCTTACTCGACTTGGCGTCCAAGTTGAGCAATCAGACCGTCCAGAATACAACTGGATGGCAAGAGTATGAGGTGCTTTTAAATGGGAGCCGTCTCTTCCGTAACTAACGTAATTGAAAAAGCCGTTGACCAAGTTTCTACGGTTATTGACAATACGGCAAAGAGTATTGAGAAAGATCCTGTTGGCGCTATAGCCAAGATCACTACGGCTATTGTTGCGCCTGCATATCTGCCTGCGGTTGTTGTTGCTGATGCGGTAGGACAGGGTGCTCCACTTGATAAAGCTCTTGTTCAAGGCGCTAAATCATATGTTGCTGGTCAAATTGGTAATGCTGTAAGCCAAGAATTAAATGCGCCAGTAGGAAGCGTCAATGGCCCAGACAACATTGACGTTGGTGGTGGTTTTAATCCTGCTACACCAGCAGGTACTGGAGATGCAATTACTGCTTCTGCCGCTACTGCTCCTTTATCAACAACAAAAGGAAACGCAACTTCTCAGGCTCCAGACAATATTGATATTGGTGGTGGGTCTAACTTTGCTAATAGTGCAGGTGCTGGTGATGCCGCCACAGCGGCGGCCGCGGCTCCTTTGACATCTAGAGCAATTGCAGGTGCGGCAGGATCTACAGCTTCAAACATAGTAATGGGACAAGACCCAGTTACGGCTTTAGTAAATGGTGGCATACAAGCGGGTGTGGCGACGATTGCTCCGCAGATCCCCGGCTACGATCAGCTCTCACCTGCACAGCAAAAAGCAGTCAATATTGTTGTTGCTTCCGCTTTATCAAAAGGTGACCCATCTCAAGCATTGGTAAATGCGGCTATTAACGCTGGTATCAATGAGGCTCGTGCGCAATTTAAAGCGCCACAAGCTATGCAAGAAAACATATCAACCCCAACGCCTGCACCATTAAGCAATACGCCTGCGGCGTCTATGGGTTCAATTGGAGCAATACCTACTGCACCAGAGCCGATGAGTAGTACCTCATCGACGGCATCAGAAGCTCCACCTGTTGCATCTCCTTTGTCGTCAGTAGAAGTAACTCCTAAAACTGAAACGACAGCCCCCCTATCTCAAGATGTAGTTCCCGTAACTGATAAAACTACAGCAGACATAACTACACCAGTAGTAGAAGAAGCCGCTCCTGTAGCAGAAAAACCTGCAACAGAAATTATTCCTCCTTTGTCTACAACAGACTACACAGTTAAACCTGATTACAGTTTGACGCCTACGGCACCTGCTTCTCCATTGGGATTAACTGCGACGCCTGATACATCTGAAACCATTGCTTCTGATGGTACGGTTAACTATGAGCTAACACCTACGGCACCTCTTGGTGTTGATACAACAACTGGAACAGGTTTACAGCCATCAGAGACGCCAAACATTAACTACATGAATGGCGCTCAAGGATTAACTGCGCCTGTTCAGGGTGGGACGGCCAGTGCATTGGGAGTAACTCCTGACAATGCATCGCCTAATTTGGGTGATCCTAAGTCGATCATCAACAACCCAAGCGTACTGGGTACGCCCGTTGCGCAAACAGATACATCTCCAATAGATACTTCTATTAAGCTTCCAAACATTAACCTGCCAACTTCAAGTGCTGTTAAGAAAGCAATAGCGGCTAGTGCATTTTCTAATGCGGCTGGATCTATTCCTACTGGAGCTAATGCCCCTACACCATCTACACTTAGCCAACAGGTATTAGATTCAAGCCCTCAGTATCTTGGATACACGTTAAAAGACCAAGCTTTAACGCCTGAAGGGTTAAAAAAATTGCATCAACTTTATGGATCTTTGGATCCCGCCTTAGCAAAAGAGTTTGCAATTCGTGGAATTGTTCCACCAACTGATGTGGCATCTAATAATCCGTTTAATCTTGAAGATTATCAAACTAAACTTTATGCCGAAGGAGGCGAAGTCATGCCCTCATTCAGTACAGGAGGAACAAACAGCCAAAACAGTGGATTGTTTGATTCTTCCGTATTTAATCCTGTTATAAAACCTGTTTCACCTAATATGTTGCCGCCTGCGCCAGTTTCGGCTACACCATTAGCTTCTAGGCTTGGTGCTTTGAAATACTTGTACAACGGCTTAGGCGGCAAAAGCACAGGACTATCTGGCCTTGCTTCTGGTGGACTCCCCACCAAGTACGCTCAGGCCACCCCAAAAGGCCATAAGCCTGAGTTCATTACAGGATTGACTGGCTATTACGCAGAAGGTAAGGGTACAGGACAATCAGACGACATTCCAGCCATGCTTCATGATGGTGACTACGTAGCTGACGCTGACCTAGTTGCGGCGCTTGGAGACGGTTCTAGCAAGGCTGGAGCTGAGGCGCTAGAGAAGTTCCGTCGCCAGATCCCTCACCAAAAAACAGTTGATGGCGAGCCAGTGCCTGCCAAGATCGCTGATGGCGAGTATGTATTTCCTGCAAGCTTTGTAACTGCTATCGGTAAGGGCGACAACAAAGCAGGCGCTAAATTGTTAGATTCGATGCGCGAAGCTATAAGAGCCCACAAAAGATCGGCACCCACGAGTAAAATTCCACCAAAGGCAAAATCCCCTCTTGACTATCTCAAGATGGCGAAAGGTTAAACATGGCAAACCTATTAGAAAGTTCACAAAATCAAGCGACGGTTGCACCAGATTTTTATAACAATTATCTGAGCAACCTAGCTGGTGCAGGCACTACAGCGGCTACTGGCGCGCAGTATGTTGGTGCTCAGCCTTTGCAAGAGCAGGCTTTTCAAGACGTAGCTGGCAAGGCTTCTGCCTATCAGCCTACGCTACAGCAGGCTGGAAATACTTTAGGTGCCGCTGGTGATGTAACTTCACCACTAAGTGCCGCAACACCTTACTTACAGACTGCTGGTAAGAGCCCTGCTGAGCTAGCCCAGTCTTACATGAGCCCATACATCACATCTGTTGTGAATGCTTTGGGTGATACAGGCCAGCGCAACATCATGCAGAACTTGGCTCCTAATGCAACTGCTGGTGCTGTTGGTAGTGGCCAATTTGGATCTAAGCGTGGCGCTGAAGTTCTTGGGCAGACCATCTCTAATGCTGACCGCGACATCTTGAACCAACAGTACCAAGCACTGAACACTGGCTATGGCCAAGCATTAGGTGCGGCAGGACAACAAAATGCATTGCAAGCCCAGATGGGTAGCACAGCGGCACAAGCGGCTGGCACAGGACAGACTAACCTTACCCAGTTGGGTAATGCACAAAGCAATTTGGCTGGACAGAACCAATCACTTGGATTGGCTGATATCAATGCGTTGTCTACCTTGGGTGGCCAACAGCAAACTATTGCTCAAAATCAGCAACTGTTCCCATTGACAAACTTGTCAACATTGTCTGGCTTGTTGCGTGGCTACAGCGTTCCAACAACTACCAAAACTACCGCTTCTGCATCTCCTCTGTCTGTTCTTGGTGGCGCTATCACTGGTACTGCTGGATTGTTTACTAAAAATGCACAAGGAATTACGCCATTTGATAGTTTGACTACTGGGTTGAAGAATGCGTATGGAACATTGACTGGTGGTTCTTCTACAACACCAAATCCAACTACTGGTTTACCTAGTGGAACGGGTTATGGAAATACTCAGGCTGGTGAAATTACAACTGATTCTCTTGGCAATAGTTACATAACTAATGCAGATGGAACAACAAGTTTATATCGTGCCGCTGATGTAGCAGAACCAGATACTACAGCTACAACTACATCATCAGCTAATCCTAATTTGATAAATCAATATGATCCGAATTCAAATTCGCCAACATAAGGAATAAATCATGGCAGATCCAACTAAAGATCCATATGGCGGCGCTCCTTTAAGTGCATTTGGTGACTTATCAAAAGTTAATTTGTATGGCACGGAAGATGAACAATTACAAGAGTTAAAGAATTCGCAAAAAGACATTCTTTCATCTTTAGAAAACCGTTACTCACAACCTAATTGGTCAAAAGTATCCGCAGGCTTTTTGAAACCCCAATTGGGTGGTTTTGCCGCATCTCTAGGTTCAGCATTTAATGAAATAGGTGAGAACGTAGAACAACAACGTGCCGCGGCTTTACCTATGGCTCAGATTCGTTCACAGATGGCACAGACAAACATCATGCTAAACAAAAGCAAAGATGTGTCTGATGAGATCTATGCGTGGTTACATGATCCAAAGAACGCAGGCAAGTTGCCACCAGATCAGTTAATTGCTGACTGGAGAGGTAGGGCTCCTGAGTCTTCTGCTGTTAAGTCTCTTGACTCTCAAATTGCTTTACAACAAAAGGCAAGAGAGCAAGCTAACAAAAACATTGATTCTGCTCAAAAACTTGGTAAGGTTCCATCGCAGGCTGATCTTGATCTTTTAGGATTGACTCAGCCACCACCCAAGCCAACTCCACAAAGATCTCCTGAAGAGATTGCATCTTTACCTATTGATCCAACAAAAGTTAAACCTGATCAAAAGGTTAATTTTGGTTTTGCGCAGATTGATCCTACTCAGGTAATGACGCCACAAGGTCAAACAAAAATTGCAGAAGATGAGAAAGAAGCTACTGCAAGACTAAATGCCATTAAAGAATTTGGTAGTCAAGAAAACTTCCACAACAATATTCAAAATATTGATCAGCTTTTGCATTACGCCCAAAAAGGCAAGAGAGAAAAAGCTTTATTAGAGAGCGTAGTAAACAAAATGGCTAGTGACTCTAGCTTATTGACTGCTATTGGTGAAACTGCGAATGAAGGTTTGCATTTAAATTGGAATGGATACCAAGCAAGCGCTGGTTTGCCTGTGAAAAAATTTCTTAACAATTTACAAGACAAGGAAGAGCGTAGAGTTGCTCAAATGCTTGTTATGGGTTTGGACAATGCAAACTATATTCAAACTCAATTAAGAGGTGGACTAAAAGGTGGTCTTCCTGTATCTGAAGCTAACGTGTTAACTGCTGGATTGTTTTCGCGTGACTTGGATTACAAAGTGTTGATGAATGGCTTGTTGCAATTGGATAACACTTTGAGGATGTATAACAACATAGATCATGGACAGCGTTATTTGCGTACAAGATATGGTGACCAATTAACAAACTACGCTCCTAACTACCAAATCTATAACAGTGATTGGTACAACAATGTTATCAATAAACATACAAACCGAGCTAAAGAGATATCTGAGAAGTACAACGCTTCACTGTCTGCTCCATAAAGGTATTCGCCATGAATGATCATGATTTAGATGTTATTTTTGGAACAGCGCCTGCTAAGCCTGCGGCGGCTCCAATTAGAAATACTGCGAATGCTACGCCTGAGCAAAAGAAAGTAGTTGAGATCATAGAATCTCAGTCACCCGCGTCTGCGGCATCAAATCTAACAACTGGCGAAGGTGGCGATAGAGATTTAGGTGCAATATTTGGTTCTGGTACTACTCAGGATGGATCTACGATAGCTCCTCCTGCCCCAGCTACTAAGCCTTGGTACGAAAGTGGAACAGTTCCACCTCCTGTGCTATCGCCAAATAGTTTGTTGCCACCAGCCGCCGCTATGGTTGGAAGTAACGCAATTACAAATGCAACTCCCAATACTGAGCCTACGTCTCCACAATATCATGCACACAAGACTGCTTTGCAAGAAGAGCAAGAGTCTAAGGCTATGTATGAGCAGGCTAAGCAAAGAGAGCATGAAGAGGCTGTAAAAGCTCACCAAGCACGTGCCGCTGAACTCAAGGCTAGACATGATGCCCTTGAGGAAGAACATCGTCGCAACCAAGCTAATTACAACAGGGCTTTGTCTGAGCACAACTTTGCTAAGACTATGACGCCTGAGATGATGTACAACCAGTACAAACGTGATCAAGATGCGCAGACACCTAAGCTTGGCCAACCTGCACCTGAAGTAACGGTTAACAAAGCACCACTTGGTGGAACTGGCACCGCAAAGTATGCACAAGAGTTTGGAGCCACTCCAGAAGAGGCTCAACGCATCGCTAGCATGTCTGCTACCCAGAAAGAAAATATCCCACGTCAGCAGGCCGCTTTAGAGGCTGTGAACAAGATGTTTCCAAACATGCCTGTGTCCAAGTATGAAAACTATCCATTCTTGCTTGCTGGCGAATCTGGCGAAGAGTATTTGAAAGAAAAAAGAACTCCTGAGCACAAAGCAAAACTTGCACAAGAGCAAGCATTGGCTGAAGAAGAGCGAATTAAAGGAATGCTTGCTGAGCGACTAGCAGAGCATAAGGCTCAAGCTTTGACTGAGCATGAACGCCACAAGGAAGCCAAGGAAGAGTCTGCCGCACGCCTGAGAGAAGCTAGAAAGCAATTAGAAGCTCACAAGCCACCAGAGCCTCCTAAGATGAGTCCTGCTGAAGTTCGCGCCAACATTGAGCAAGAAAAGAAAATAGGCAAGTTAGAAAAAGCAATGGAAGGTATGCGCACAAGGCAAGCACCAAGACTAGGTGTTGCTGGCGCTGATGAAAACGCTAATACCTACCCAATGGGTGGCGGTGATTATGGATATGCAAATGAATTACTCAAAGGCATGGTCAATCCAGTTACCAGCGCTCAATCAAAAGCTTTGTTTGAACATGAGCTTGATAAATTATCAGCAAGAAATCCTACTGGGTACGCTGGAAATTTAAATTTAGCTAGAAAATTGATGCTTCAAAAAGCAGATAAAAACATTGACGAAAACACAAGATTATTTGTTGATCGTGAATTGGCAAACATACAAAGAAAAAATCCTGAAGTTATTAAAACATTGGGCAGGATTTATCTTCCTTGATCACTGGTGTGTCTCCACCCGTGAAGGCAAGCAGTTGCCTTTTTGAACCCCCGCGTTGTGCGGGGGTCTTTTTCTTACTTACCGCGTACTTCAGCTAGCTTTTCACCGACAACTCGGTTGAGGTTTGTAACAACCTCTAAACAGCCTGCGCGCTCTTGTTTGGCGCCTTCTTCTGCATAAGCTTCTGCAATTTTGATAAGGTCGTCTTCTAAAAAGTTGTGTGTCTCTTCCAAGTCAATGCTACGGAAGATTTCATGAATGCGTTCTGGTGTCATGCTTTTTTCCCCGGCTTGGCTTTAGGTGTGCCATCCTTTTTCAAACCATACGGTGCTTGGTTTGTCCTTTTGCGATAGGTAAAGACTGCTTTTTTCTTGTTAGTAACTTTTCCAAGCTCTTTGTCAAACTCTTCCTCATCGATGTTGGAAGCTTGCTCCTGAAGATATTCTTCATTCATTCGCTCAATGCCTACAGCTATTTTTCTTGATCCATCCATGTAGTCAATAAGACTTTTGGTTTTTTGCTGAATAGCTACTTTTATAAATTCAAACTCTTCTACA